TGCTAATTTATTTAAATTTTCTTTATCATTTAAATAATCACATTCTGTATACAAATCTATTTGATTTAATAATTTATCAAAAATAGATGTATATCCATTTATGGGTATTCCTTCGTAAATGTGGTCATCTGGATAATATCTATCATTGAAAGAGAACCTTAATGGTATTCTTTTAGCAATAGATGCTGGTAATTTTTTTGGTTCTCTTCCCCATTGTTTTTTGGTGTATCCATAAAAAAACATTTCATATAAAGTGCGACCCATAGTGGACAAGCAATACTCTTCAAAATTACTGGGGTTTTCTATCAATAAGCACTCTTTTTTTATTTTTATTGATGCTTGGTAAGGTGTTCTTATATCTGGCCAAATTTGATGTATTGTTGATAAATTTATAGGAAGAGAATAAATCTTATTATCAACAAAAGCTTTATTTCTTAATGAAAAATTATTGAATGAAGCAAATTGATTAATATAGTCCCACACATGTTTTTTATTTGTATGAAAAATATGAGGACCATATTTATGTATGTGATAATCTTCAAATGGTTCAGAATAGCAATTGCCACCGATGTGCTTTCTTTTTTCCACCACTAAAACTTTTTTTCCAGATTTATTGGCTTCATATGCAAAAATGGAGCCGAATAATCCGGCTCCAACAATTAAGTAATCATACATAAATATATTTTACATTTACGACCAAGGTGAAGGTGAATGCATACCTATATATGTTGATCCTTTGTATTTATCCTCCACACCCAAATCTTCTGTTGTTGTATTGATATTGTTGTCAACATTTATAGATGGCAAATTACGCTCAAGCACACTTTTTGGAGATGTTGAATGCAATTGTGCTTCTAAAGGTTTGAAAAGATTTGATGCATCAAAAGTGTAGGTGCTTTTGTTAGAATTTGGAAATGACGGTTTAGTTTCAGTATCTGGTGTGCCCAAAATAGTATCTTCATTATATAAACCATCTGAATTTATATAATTTCTATTTACACCTGACCCATTGCCTTTAGATCCACTTAAAAATTCCTCAACATCATAACTATCAACCAATGTTTTTAATGAACCTTCTGGATAAGTTGTATATCTTGCTTTGTCAAATATATTTTCTTTTTCATTTTGTTCGTCAGTAATTTGATTTGGTCTAGAAATTATATCGGCAGTTTTAATAGGATTATTTTTGTTTGAAAGAATTGGATGAACTCTTTCAGGTTGAATTAAATCAGGAATATCATCTTCATATTGAAAATAATTTTGTTTTGGATCATCGCTATACTTTCTACGTTGTTTTAATTTTTCTTCAATAGTAAGGATGTGTTCTTCTTTTGGTTGAAAATGTGTTTGGATGTATTCAACACTATTTTCTTGAATACTTTTTGCATGATTTTCCATAAGCTTTTTGTGCTTGTGTAATTCTTCTCTAAATCTTGCTCTTACACGTTCAGCAGGTGTTAAATAATAATTTTTATTTTCTTCCGTGTAAGTATGTTGCGGGGTCAATCTAGCTTCAAAATTTCTATCAGATTGATCAGCGTCAAGATGTTTATTACTTATTAATTTTTCAAGGGTATCTTCATCGCTCCAGAATTGGTTAATATCATAACCTCCTCCTTTGCTTCCACCTCTGCCAATAGGAGATCCGCCAGGCTGAAAAGCAGAGCCTGAGCCTCCTCCGCCAACACCACCAAATTGAGCTGTTTTAGTAATTTTGTTAGACATAATATTATATTTTGTTTAATTACTTATCTAAACCTTCCGCCCATATTAGCAAATCTCGATGTAGGTAATCTTGTATGAATTTTGCTTGTCAAACATTCATAAGATACAGCAGCTACAGCATCACATATATCATCATGATAGCCAGACAAAGCTTCAATATAAAATCTTTTTCCCTTCCATTTTTTTTGAAGGAATAAAAATTGCATTTTAGCTTCTTGTATTTCATTTAAATCTTGTTGAACTCCTGAACCATCAATATATTTACCACCTGATAAATCATAAATATCAATTCTGTCTTCCCTGATCAATTGAGCTAATTCTGTATATATTTTCTCTTTGTACTCTTTATTGAATTGTCTTTCAGCTACATTGATACCAAATGATTTTAGTTTAATGATAGATGATTGAGAATGCCACTGATCGAAACTTACTTGTTTAAATTTAAATCTAGAATGCAATTGAATAACATATTCTTCCACTTCTCTTTCAGAAACTGGTTGATTTTTGGTTTTAGGATTCCAGAAATGAATATGATCAATTACCACCCTTTTCAATGGCATTTTATCTGGCCCATATTGTCCCATTATGTTTTCAGTGTGAGAAACTACAAGAGCATAATAATCAGAAGTTCTAGCAGGATCAAGATGACAATAATATTCATGCATTCCATTGGATCCCTCAATTCTTCTTACCATATTCATGCTAGAAAACATTTTGTCTATGTCATCTTTTAAAAACATTGGATCAGAAGAAGATGCTCCAAATTCAGCACCATATTGCATGGTAAACTCAGTGGGATCTTTTTTCTTTTGTCCTTCTAGCCATTCAGTATCAATGTTAGGATTTGTAAGCCAAGTGGGAAGCCTCATGACAAGAGTGGTGGGGTCTTCTTGCCTGTTTTCATGTAAATCATATAGCAATCCAATAGGGCCTTTAGGGTTGGAAAGCATCATCATCTTTCCGTCCTTGCCAAATGTAGCCAATGATGGTTTCAAGTCATCATAAAGAGCATAATCAACACCAGAATCAGGATTATCACCAGCCATAGCAGCCACTTCGTCCATGATGATTACCCAACAAGTAAGACCAACAAGACCAGAAGCATTAGAAGAACCACATCTCAACACTAAAGATCCAGAAAATGGGTTTAAGCCTTTAAGTTTTCTTCTTTCATTTTCTTCTCTATCATGATCAGAATAGAATCTCATTTCGAGTTCTGTATCTTTGCCAATATAAGGGGTAAAAAAGGGCGATGCTAGCACTGTTTGCTTGATCTTAGAGAAGATAGCTTTCTTTGCTTGTTCTTCATTTCTAGCCACATTTAAGAGCACAATTTCATCAAACTCCATCAAACCATATCTTGCTTGTGGATGACCCATTGAAATTAGTCTATAAAGTTCGTATAAAGCCATGGCAGACACTAAAAAGCTTTTTCCGCTCCGTCTCCCAAGCACTAAAACAAGCTCTTCAAATTTAAATCTATTGGTACATTTATCTTCAACTTGCTTCCTGAGCTTTTGGTCAAATTCTTCATCTTCTAGTAAATCTTGTTCTGACTGAAATTTATCAATAATAGGTCTTTTGGATAAATTACTAACTTGTTTTTCAGCATCAGGGTTTGTTGCTTCTTGTGCAGCGGCATCATATCTAACTTCTCTGATATCATTTGAAAGTCTTTTACACTGAAGACAAGGTGAATTTGTTACAGTGAAGATAGTTTTAAATTGTTTGCCTTCTTTTCTGCTTTTAACAAATGCCTTTTCATTGTCATTGATATATTGCCAAACGCATCCATTACAATCAACTTCATTTTCATTATTATTAATTTCTAAATTTGTGTTGCCTTCTTGTCCCATATAAAAACATTTAAGTATAAGTTTTTGCCAAGGATAAGGTCTTAAATTACAAAAATATGGATGTTCAATAAATGTGATGATATCAACGATTTGATCAGGATTAAATCTGCCTTTTGCTGGTTTTGGTGGTGGAGCCACTTCTGATCTTATCGAAGGCATAATTTCATCAGAAAATTCAGAGGCATATCCTGCTTCTTTAAAAAAGTCTACAGCTTCTCTTGATTGTTGAAGAAGTTGAGCTTTAAAATCTGGCACTGGAGCTTTTGGAGGTGCTGGTTTTCTCATTAGTTATCTTTAGAAATTTTTTCTCTTAAATAGTTTAGCTTATCTCTTATTAATCTCTTATCATATTCAGATTCCATGCCTTCATGAAGTTCCATTAATATTTCAAAGATATTGATAGAATAAATACCACGATTGTCTCTTGCATCTTTCAACACCAATATTTTAGAAACAAGTTTTTCCACCATTTGAGCTCTTCTGAGTTTTAGATCATTATTTTTAGAACAATCCATACCTCTGATGTCATCTAGTTCAACAAGAAGAGCTATTAATGCTAATTGATGCTCTCTAAAAATCCATGGAGCAATTAACTCTTCTCTTTGCTCATAATTTTTTAAACCAGATACAGCAATTTTTTTAAAATCACAATGGTTTTCCATGTGATTATTAACTTGAACCCAGTTTAATTTAGCATCATAATATTTGTGGAAAAAATGCAGAACTGCTTGAGGTTTCTTGCCAGATTCAAGAAATACATGTTCAGCTATATCTCTAAATGGAGATGTGCACATGGCGCATCTTGGCTCTACAAATTGAGGATAAGAAATATCCGCCATATTATCTGGAGGTAATGTTTCTATTGGCCTGTCAGTTTCTTTTAGATCACTGAACATCCTTGTTGGTTTTTTTTCGTCCCTGGCTATTTCGTTTGATGGTGCGGGGACAATAGTATCAATAATTTCTACTGTTTCTGGTTCTTTTTCCATATAGTCCTTATAAAAGAAAACTAAACCCGTCGAAATCGACGGGTTTAGAAGAATAAATAAATTTTATAGAAAAAATTAGTCTTTAAGTGCTCTTTTAAGTCTCTCATAAGGAGAAACTGAATCAGCTGCTTTTACCATAAATTCATCAGCTAAACCAAAGAGTTCATAATTGCCTTCTTGGAATTTTACGCTTGTTGATGTGCCGTTTACTAAATCAACTTCAGCAGATCCATGTCTCATTGAAACAACATATTTATTTTTAGAGGCTGTTTTCATTTGAACATCGGAAGTTTCAGCAACAAGAATATTGTTCAATAAAGCTTCTTCAATCCAAGGCTTCAATTCAGAATGCAAAGAAAGTCTAGCATTATAGTTTCTCTTTGCTAACTCAGCCAATCTTTTCCATGATTCAAAAGCCTTTTCATCAACTCTAACAATAGGATGATTGCCTTGTGTAAGTTTATTGACAAATTCTTTAGCACTTAATTTTTCTAAAGTCTTCTCAATAATAGGAGCACAATCTGAATACTTGGTTGGAACTACTGTCACTTCCATTGCTGTCTTAAGGTTAGTTTCCTCATTAAAAACAACAGAAGCTACTTTATTAACCAAGTCCAAATCAAAGTTTTCAGCTGCTAAAAGCTCAACCACTTCGTTCTTGTTAAAGCCTTGATTCTTCAACTTGATAGCATGAGCATTAGCAACAACTTTCATACCGCTGGAATGACCCTTTAATTCATTGCGCCAATTGTAAATAAGATCGTCGGATGTATTTTTTTCAACCACTTTGATTCACTCCCTAACAAAAAAACGCCCTTTGAATTTACTCTATTTTTCAAAGGGATTTTTGGAACATAATAATATAATACATAAAATCAAAAAAAATATTCCTTGATCTTTATAATAGGATTAAAGTTTAAAGTTCAGAATATAAAAACTATTATGTGGTACTCAAAATTCATTAAAGAAGCTTACACTGCTTGGGACATTTTATCTTCAAAAGAAATTTCATGGCAAGGATCATTTAGTAAATCATTAAATGATGCTCAATTAAATTTATATTCACCTACAAATGCGCCAACAATGTCAGCCTTACATAAGTTTATTGAATCAATTGTCAAGTCAAAAATATTAGAAAAGTACTTGAGTGAACCAAAATCTGAAGTTATTTCTGATGTGTACATTTTTATTAAAGGCTTGATAGCATATGTTGATGCTTACCTGAAAAAAGGAAATTTAGATACAGATCTACTTTATGTATTAGATTTTATGGGTACATTAAATCAGTTTTTATCTGAAAAAAGCAAATTTTATGAGGTTCAAGTTGGTTCTTCTACTTACAATCCAGATAATGTAAAATCATCTTTCAGTGGTTTTATGAGTTATGGATACACCACTGTCAATCTTTTGATGGATAAGGGAATTAAATTAACTGATCCCACTGGAATGTTTATAATAGGCGGAAGAGATAAAGGATTTTTTGGAGTACCAGAGTCTGAAAGTAGAAATAAAATTATACAAAAGTGTTTATCTAATAATCCTAAATTGGAAAATTTTACAGATATTCAATCTGTAAAGCAACACATTTTATCAGGTGATTATTTGTGGACTGATTTAAAAAATTATATTTCATCAGGTATTGAACTTGATGAAGTATTTGAAGTTTTTGAAGCTACACTACAAAACAATTTTGAATATGCTCTTGAAATAATTTCTGATTATGAATTAAAATACTATGTTGATTTTTATTCAAGAGTTCAAAATGATTTAGAATTTGATAGAAAATCAGATGTAGTTCAAAAAATGATTGTCAGAATCTATAATGAAGGCGATAAAAATAGTATAACTGAAGAAAATATTTCTTTTTTAGAAAATGATGATGATTTTCAAGAATATTGTACAGAAAAACTTCATGATATTAAATTTTTCTGGTTACAACAAGGTTTTTGTGTAGATCAAGTTTTGTTAGATTATTTAGAAGACAATCCTGAAGATTTCGAAAAAATACCACTTAAAATTTTAAATCAATTAGGTGCCAGTAGAGTTCAACAAATTATTAAAAAAGGGGAAGTAGCCAAACAACAAATTTTAAATGATGGATTGAAATTATTGTTACTTGCTAAAAAAGAAGGCGTAGTTGAGATTAAGGATGCTTTCTCAGGTGTATACAATTATGCTTATGATTCGAGTTATAAAGCTCCAACAAAATTAGAAAAATCAGATTGGGATAAAAAATTAACAGAAGAACAAAAAGAATATGATAAGCTTTTCACTGAAATTACCCCAAGCTATTTTGACAGAATGTCTAGCGAATCAAAATATACTACAATTAGCCCTGAAAATTTAAAAAAATATGCTTCTTCAATGGTAATTATAGAATTTGATGGTTATAGTTTAAAAAGTTTTTTAGATAAACATAACGCTAAAAAACTCAAAGTAAATGGAATAAGTTTTACTGATGGGTCTTGGAGGGGATTGTTTTGCTCACAATTTCCAAATCCTGTAACCCGTGAAATTGTACCAGCTATTCTTATTAATACAAGTAGCTATGATTCTCTTGAATATCATAGACAATTGGCACAAAGTTTGGATATGTCAGCACCTGTGTTTACTGAAGGAACTAGGAGACATGAAGTTGCTCATGCTTTACATTATTTAGCTTCTGGCAATTTGATAATGAGGGAATCGATTGAACTTAATCCTGAATTAACTAAAGAAGAAGCATACATCGTGAATCCAAGTGAAATGTATGCTCGTACTCATGGTGATATTCCTTATTTAAAATCTGTATTTGAAAAACATTTGAAATCCAAAGTTACTTCTCCAAAAATCTTTGAAGCTGCTAAAGAACAATGGATTCATGATATTCAAAACGAAATGGTTCACTTAATGTCTGGTGGTACAAATGCCAGAAGATTGCTCAATGATTTAGAACAAGGCAGATTTGGAACATATACAACAAAAGATGGAATAACAGTAAATATAGAAGATCCTCAAGGAGCTATAAATAAAATTCTTCAAAGACAAAGAACTAGATTAGAGCTGATATTTCATGAAACATTTTCTGTAGCTGGAAGGCAAGATTTTAGAAGAAATTTAATTAAAAGAAAAAATCAACTTAATAAATTAATTGAATCTACTGACATTCAATCTGTTGAAAGAACAGAAATGGAAATGGAATTAAGACAAATTGAGGCTAATCTAGTAAATAGTGGAGCAAGACTTGTATTCGATTTGGAAGATGTTTCTGAAGCTGTAATTGAAGGATATATGGCAGATTATTTCGGCAAAATTGCTAATGCGGTAGCTAATGGAGATCTTGACTCTGATCTTGTAAACATTGATGGATTAGATCAAATGAAAGAAAAAGGAACTGTCACTCAAGCCAAACCAGAGCCACCAACAGCAAAAGATATTTTAGATATTACAAGATTTCAAATACAGCAATCAAAACCAATTCCTAGTGGCAGAAAATTTGATACAATTATGCCTGTTTACAGAGGACCAGGAAGACCACCAGGCAATTTTCCAGGATTTGATGACAATGAACCTCAAAAGGGTGCTCCTGTTACTGTTGAACCAAAAGATCCTGTAATTAGCAATGGATGGTATGGCAACTTGAGAAAATCAATCAAATAAGAAGTCTTCACCCAATTCTGTTTTCATAAGAGACAGAGCTTTGGACAATCTTTTAGAAAATGCGCCTTGAGATATACCCAATCTTGAAGCGCATTCTTTTTGATCAAAATTGTCAAAGAAATACATCTCCAACACTTCTCTCACTTCATCGGTCATTTTATCTAAGGCACCATGAATCATTATAATGTTGTCAATCTTATTAAATGGATCTACACATTCATCTAAATCTCTGCCATGGTCTTCAATATATTCAAACTTCTGATATTTGTCTTGAAGATATCTGAATAAGGTGATATCTATGCGGGTGGAAATAAAATATGAGAAATATGTAAGGTCTGGATTATATTGATCAATTATTTTATGTAAGACAAATATAGAATCTAATATTAAATCTTCTCGATGTAGATTAAAATGAGGTTCTTTGATAATACATCTTTTAATAGAAGATAAAATTAATGGTTTGTAAAATTCATAAAGCTCAAATAATGCCACTTTATCATCATGTTTTGCTTTGCCTACAAGTTCATTAATATAAGCATATTTATCATCATACATACAAAGATTATACAATGGTTGCCTTATTGATT